CACGCACGCTGGATCAATCCACACATTTTTCTTAATTTTGATTAACATTCTCCCCCTCCATCCCCCTTGGCTCCCGCCTATGAGCTACCTATCATTTTACAGTTATATTTTCAGGCACTTAAAAAAATGCCAATTCCCACAGATTTTACCCGTTTTCGTCCGGCTTTGCAGGATTCAGCATGGCACCCCACCGTTTCTGCCGTTCCCCGATGCCCTTGAGTAACCCTTTTGGGTTCAACCTCACAAGTTTCCGCAATTTAGCAGCCCGCTCCCTTGCTTTCCGCTTCTTTTCAATCTCTGCCGCTTCTTTTCAATCTCTGCCGCTTCTTGCTCTGTCTCCCTATTTCATATAGATCTTGCCACGTTCCAGGCTCAATTTCGTCGTCAACAGTGGCTTGCTCTGTGTCTATCTCTGATTGCTCGTAACTCAAATGCCCTGGCCCTGCACAATATCCCTCATCATGTATGAGAGTATGGCGGCGGCTGATTCTATCAACCGACAAGATCTTGCCCCCTTGCCCATGTATGACCGCCATGTGTGCCAAGACAGTTTTGTATCAAGATAATCTATGTCTCACTGTTTGAGTTCAAACCACTTAAAATATTGCATAATCTTCTCTATAGCACAAAACCTGTCTCATGTCAACATGTATCACGGCTTGTATTGCTGCCCCTTGCTCGAATTTATCAATACCCCACATCCCCATAGTTATCAACACCTTACATATTTATTTAAAATACTCGGCATACTTGGCACCGGTCATGCATTTATATCATTTCAACAACGCGGGAGAAACCAGAAAGCCCGCAAAGCTTGAGAGAATATCTCAGGCCCCTGACACCGCAAGGTTGAGCCAACGCAAACAGATCAGGATATGGGATTGACCTCTTGGACATACTAAGTCAGCCTGTATTTGTTTAATTATTAAATAGGTTATCAAAATTATTTGATGATTTATTTAACCATTAAAACAAGGAGATATATCGTGGAAAAATGGGATATTGAATGGAAATTAAGCTTCATGGGCGAACACGACTATAAGGCCAGAAACAGAACTACCGGCGAAACAATGACGCTGCATCACAAAATATCATATAGTGATTATGAATTGAGTATCAGCACCGAGGCGCCAGAAGAAATATTTAGAACATTGTTCGTATTGCGTCGGTCCTGTAATTTACCGGTTCCGGCAGCTGTTAAAGAAGCCTTCCTTGATTACCACAAGGCAGAGAACGAACGTTTCCTTGCATGGTTGGCCGAACGATCTCACATCCCGGCATATGAAGCCGATAAGTACGGACCATCCTGCCCGATAATCCGCAAAGCAGCATAACCCATACCGACCTTAGCACGTCAAAAAACTGCTGGAAAGGCAACACCATGAAACGTAACGAAAAAGGACAGTTCACGGCAACAAAAAAAGGTATCGTGATTAAGATTGAGAGAGTAATGACAGACTACGGCCAGAAGGGCTTTAAAATTCTGTCGATAGAGGCGCTGAAAGAAATTGACCTACCCAAGGAATACACCACCCAGCACCCGTATTGCTACACATCCACGAGCGGGTGCTTCTACATGCCTACCGGACTGCGGAGCAATTGCACCAAAGGTGGTGATATTTTGGTCGAATCTGATTTTGAGATTTTCAAGGTAGAGATTGCAAAGTGTGGCACAAGACTGCAAAAAATCAACAAGGCCCGCCGGGAGCTGAAAAAGACCTGGCACGGTAAAAAAACGTATGTAGTTTAAAAGTTTATCATGCTCACGGCTCAAGTCGTGGGTATGGGTAAGTTTTTAAACCATAACAGGAGGTTACAATGAGAATAATTAAAACAAAAAATGTCATAATCCCGGACCTGTGCCACCGGTGCAAAAAAGACCCTATACGACACATTGTAACATTGTACGACGGGCTGTTGACAATCCACTTAGCCCTCTGTGACAGGTGCGCGGCATTGCCACCGGGACGCATAGCATGGTATGCCCTAAGTAGCAGGCAGATTCCGACGAATATCTGGCGCTAAAGAGCATGACCAGCTTTCATTATTGCCCCTTTTTTAAACCCCTTGCCGCCTAATCCAAACCAGCAGCCCGTCTTCGTAACAATTTAACCCAAGATCCTGCACAATTTTCCAGATGGCCCGACGGTCATCCTTCATTTGCCGTATCTCGCTTTCGTTCCTGTCTGTTTCCCAAACCTCTGTGCAGTTTCGCATGTAGCCCCCTTGCTTTTTTGGTATCGTTTGAATTTGAGCGCCTCCGGCTGTCTGATTAGGCGTTTTGATCGTACCATGTGACCGCAACTGCCATGGCTTGCCAAATATCAGCCTTGAACCCATAAAAAAACCCCGGTTCCTTGATTGTTCCCTTGCCTCTGTTTTTCTTGCCGTATGCAAACCGGTCCACAAGCGCCTGGATAACGTTCGAATCTTTTGCCCGGTGATTGTCGCAAAGGTGTTTCTTGATTTCCATCCGTGGCAATAAAAAGAAATTGCGGTTAAATGCCTGAGCAAACCGGCCAGACCAAAACACCGTATCAATCGTACTTTGCCCCATTGCGTTCCCGTATGATCTAATCTGTTCAATAACGAGTGTGTTTATATCTTTGTAAAATGGGATCATAACGATTCCCAACAGATGTTTATTTTCGACCTTGCCTTTATGCAAAACTTTGGAACCGTCCCAAACTACAAACCCGCTTTCCCATGTTCCCGGGTCTATCGCTAATATTTTCATCCATCCCCCCGCCGCATTTCATCGTCAAACTCAAACTCACCGTCCCGGCTCATTGCCAGCAGCCCCATAATTATTATGCCAAGAAACGTGCCAATGAACATGCCTATCAGCACCCCGTACATAAATGTCGTCATCGCATCACCTTTTTGATAAAAAGTATGGACCCGCACACAACCCCAATTAATACAATCAAAATTGCGAACTCGTTTCGCGGCATGTACCAAAGGTATGTCATAAAATCTTCCATTATTCCCCCTTTGCCAGATTTTCAAACTTAATGCGCCATTTGCTCAAAACGGCATATCATCAGATTCCGTAGCCGGTGGTGCGCTCTGGTTATAATCGCCTTCGCTCGGTACATCACTGACTATCGCCAGCAAGCTTTTCAGGTTACGAACAGCCTCGGCCCGGTCTGCGCCCAAAAGGATCTTCCATGGTAGGGCCTTCTCGCGTGGCTTTTTCTCACCGTTGTCATAGTATTGAGCATAGCACCAGTCAGCGTATATGTTCCCGTCTTTTCCTGGCCTCGCGTTGACCACCGATACCTTGCCGCCGTACTCGTCAATTGCTATCCCTGATTTGTACTTTTCGTCTGTCATGATAAATTTGTTTTCTGGTATTGCCATGTTTAACCCCTTTCGCTGTATATATATTGTTTCGTTGGTTCGCCGCTAAATCCTAAAAATCTGTTTGACGGTCCATGCCACCATAGCCCATAAGTTGGTTCAATACCTGTCTCTCTTTGCTTAACGACTTTCAAAATTGCGTCTGGTTTACCCTTAGCCTCAGAAATTTTCCTTTCGTCGCCGCTTCTCATATCAGCTTCTTTAGGTTTGTTTCGCCAAACGATAAACACATTATCAACCATATCTGTGAGCGCCCCGGTCCCCTTGATGTCCATCTTGTTTGGGACTTTGTTTTCATCATCACGTTTCCGCATATGAACAACCACATGGACATGAACGTTATGTTCCCTTGAAAACTCCATTAACCTATCAACAAACTGTTTCTGCCGGTTGTAGTCGTCTTCCGCAAACCCGCACTTTGCCAAAGAATCCACAACAAACTGCGTAACCCCATATCGTTTTCGAGCATACTCGAATACCTCCAGAATCCTATCAGCCTTTGTGGTTCCGTATGCCTCGAATATCCATACAGATCCTTGCAGATATCGTTTCAACAACGGCAAATATTTAGCTGCCGGCAATGCAACACCGCTTGACTGTTTATACATTTGCTTGCCAAGTTTTCTTGGTTTCATTTCCATGCTGGCAACACAAAACCTTTCGCCTTGGCTTATGCCGTCAACCTCAACATGAGATAACAGGGTCGATTTGCCGTGGCTGTTTATACCTGCCCATAACGATATTTCAGCCGGCCTGCATAAAATATCGTTCCCGACCTTTGACCAAGGCAAACGCATTCCTTTTTCGCTGGTCCCCGTTGCGTTTAATTCGTCTATTATTTCATCATGGAAGGATGCAAGGCTTTTCAATTCTTCAGGGTCCAGCGTTTCAGCGGTTGTAATACCGTAATCAAGTAATTCCTGACCGTCTTTTTTTTGCCAACACTCGTTTGCATCCTTGAAAGGAAGTTTAATGACTTTGCACCTATGCCGGCCCAGCCTGTCAATTATTTCACCCAACGCCTCACCACCAGCCGAATCCATATCCATGCTTAAATAAATAAATTCAAATCTCTCTAATCGATTATATTCGTGTTCAACCCACGCGGCCTGCTTCTCACCGGCACCGGCACCGAAGGGCACAGACAAAGCAGGAAACCCGGCGCAATGCCAAGACATACAGTCAATTTCACCCTCACAAATGACAACGTCTCTTGTGTCCTGGTCCATCGCCTGCCACCCGAATAAGCATGGTACAGGCTCTTTATTCGACCAAATTTTCTTTGCCCCTATCTCCCGGTATTTTACCAATTCCAATTTGCCATCAGGTGATATGAATGGGAACACGCCGGCGGTATCTTTTTGAGCAAGCTTGAAATCAGCCATGGCTTTTTCTGTTATACCTCTGCCGGTCAACCATTTTGTCAATTCATTTTTAGGCTTCGTACATTTCGGCCTTTCAGGGTATGTGATTTGCCTTTTCGGGTACATTTTCGGTTCATCTGAAACCCCCAGGTAGCTTTTTATTTCGCCAAACGTTTCGGCAAACTGTTTTCCCCTCACTGCTTGCCACAAGCTCAGGATGTCACCGGAAAATTCAGGGTTTGCAAAATCCCGCCAAATGCCAACCTTTGGGCCGGATACTTTTACGCATAAAGAATGCCCAGGTTCACCGGCAACACTACCGACTGACCATTCAGATCCTTTTTGCGTCCCGGCAGGCAATAAATACGATACAACATCCATAATTTGATTGTTTAGAATTTGTTTGGCTTCTGAAGGGGTCATATGTATTGCTCCTGTAATTCATGGGAAGGCCCGTTAGCTCTTAACGATAGTCGGTCAAATTGCTGTCTCAGTTTTTTGGGCGACAAAATATTTGATTGCCAAAAAGTGTCGCGCTGGCACCACTCAATAATTTTTCTGACATCCTTAAAATCTCTTGAATCAACCCTCAATATCATATCAAACTCTTTTGACCATGTTTGCAGGTTCGGGTGTTTTGCCTTTGGATTGTTTTGCCGGATCAGTTCAAAAAAATAGCTTGCAAGTTGAAATTCGTTAGAATCTTCAACAAAGAGGTTTTTATTCTTTAGTTCTTTAGTTTCTTTAACTTCTTTAAGTGTGTCCAGTGATTGTTTCTTTGGCGTTACTTTGTGCTGTTTATTTGGCGTTACTTTCTCTGTACCGCAATGGTTGTAAGCGTCCCAATTCATTATAATTATAAACGTTCCGTGCCTGTTACTAACTACTGTTACCATGGCGTTACTTTCTAACCACCCCAAAATATCCTTGATTGTTTTCCTATTTGGCACCCGTTTAACCCCGTATTCATACCAAGAAACACCTTCAGCGATAACAGACAAACTTGTTATTAATTGTCCAGGGTTCAAGGCGATTTTAAATCCTTTTTTTGTAGGGAATAAATCTGTTTCCCACGAAGCGGATTGCCTTAAATAGAAAAAAACACGCTGATATAAAGGCGGCATTTTCCATATATCGCTATTTAATTCTTTCCTGAATGCTTTGGTATACCCTATCAACATTCAGAGCCTTTAGCCCTATTACATTCACGGCACAGTGTTTGTAGATTTGATTTTACTGTCAGGCCACCCGCTGCGAAAGGAATAATATGGTCAAGCTGAAGGTTAATTTTCGACCCACATTTAACGCATCTGCCACCATCTCTTTTAAAAATTTGGTTCCTCAAATTTTCTGATACAGCTTTCCGTTTTACAATTATGGATTCATCTTGTTTAAATGCAGGAGCGACATAATCCATATATAATTTTGCGATACACCCATGGCATACTGCAAAATGCCCCTTCCGTTCAGGCAACTTATTGAACAAAACAATGGGCCGACCATCATCTATTTCGCAATAATCGCAAACATGATAAAAATCTGAATCCATACTTGCTCCTGGGCTGTGCCTTTTCATAGCTTATTCCTTTGGCATTTTGCGTTCATCCTTGACCGGACCATGGTGTATCCTGCTGTTACAATTAGGGCAAGCAACAGGGGCTTTTTCAGTCCTTGTGTACCAGGTGTGGCCGCATTTTTTACAGTGATATTCTTCCATTTTTTCTCCTTTCCTTGCTTCATTATCATGATGCACATTGTTTGTCAAGCGCAAATCTAAACCAGCCTCAGTTGTTCATTCCCCAACACTCGGATAATTAGACCGATCCTCACCGCTATGCCGATCATTCAACCGCAGCTCCAACACCCCGATAATTTCCCTTGCCGCTTTCCGCTTCCCCTGGCCCGGTTCAAGTTTAACCATTTGCATTCCAACCATCTGTTTCCTTGGTTTGTGGGTCGCTTTCAATAGACACCATGTCCAGAAGGCCCAAAGTTTATGATTCTGGATAATTCCAGAATCTAAGGATTTTCTGTGAAGCTTGATATACCCACAGTTCATATTTTATTCCCGAGTATAAAATCTTCAATTTTAAAATATTTTTCACCATAAGTTTTTATTTTATTTTCTTTAATATATTTCAAAAAAGAATCGTCCGACCAGAATTTAAAAAGCCCCATAATGAAAGCTCTTGTTGCGTATTTTCTGTTTGAAGAAATCGATTTGTTATATTTTGGTGCAAATTTTATAATATATTCGGTTTCAATCTCAGTTATATTTCCACCTGGGCATGGTTCGATGAAATAAGAATCGAATACTTTATCACTATATTTTAAGTGAGCGCCTATTCTATCAAACCCACTATTAACGCTTTTCCCGACATAAACAATTTTGTTGTTTGATATCAAAAAATAAATACAGCACCCACCAACCGGCCCAGATTTGTTATCCAAAATAAATTTAGAATCTTTCATTTTAAACTCCTTACGCAGCCACCCCATTTAGCCGATCATTTAACCTCAACTCCAAAACAGCGATAATTTCCACAGCCGCTTTTCGTTTGCCCAGGTCAGGGTCGTCAAGGTACGCCTCGGCTTCGGCTATTAGTTTTTTTAGGGTTTCTATCCTCGGCATATCCATTATTTATTCCTTTGTTTTTTCCCACACAACAGAATTCATTAAAGTTTCAATAATCAACTCCCGCAAAGGTATCTGCAAAATAGCGGCTTTTGCCTTCAAGTTTGCGTGTAATTCTTTCGGGAAATTCCTGATACTAAGTGCCTTTTTCATAATGACTCCTTTGTTAGCATAGTTCGTATTGTTTGTCAAGCCCAAACTAAAAAAGCTTTAGCTGCTGGGTTTCTTTTCTTTGAATATCGCCTCCAGTCGGTCACCAACGTACTGAAGTTCTGCGCCACAATTTCTGCATGTTAATAAAGTGGCGTACCCGATTTTTGAGAAATCTATAACCTCTGGCTTTATAGTGACCATTTTTCCACAAGCTGGGCATTTTATTAGTATTGACATATCACCCTCCTCAAAAAAGCTTTAGCTGCTGGGTTTCTGTTCTTTTTGCCCCTCGACACCAATCTGGTCGTATATCTTTTGCACCCGGGTATGTTCAGCGTTTATCTTATCACTTTCTGCAAAATAAGCTTTGAATCGCTTGTCAATGACTCCCATTTTTTTCAGCAAAGACAATTTTACATTTAAGTCATCGGTTGCGTTACACTGCCTTGCATATTCATTGTATTTTTTGCCGTCAATCGCTATGAGGGCCGCTGTGTTCGCCTCATCTCTTTTCTGCAAAGCCATGGATCTTATTTGCCACCGGATGAACAGAAGCTCACTTTTTTTGGGCTGTCTGAATACATTACTTTTAACCCATGTGATAATTTCGGCCTTGGTAAAATCTTCTAATTTCATATCACCCTCCTCAAATCACACATTGCCCATCGCACACAGTATCCGGGTCCGAGATTGCCAGCATAGCCCGCATTAAATCGTTCTGTTCTGCCATGCACCGGGTATGCTTTTCACGAAGCCGGTCATTTTCTGAAACCAGCGCTTTAACTCTGGCCTCTAACTCTTTGATTTTTTTCCGTAGTGGTGTGTTGTTGAAAATTACTTGTGTCATTTTTAACCTCCGTTAATGATTGTTGCTGCCGTACCACTGCAACATAATCTAACGAGTCCTTCATTAGCCAGCTCCATACCAAAGGTTATTTCTTTCCCCTTTAGCCAAAAACCAACCTCACCACAATTTTTTATTGTACTAAACAAATCTTCTTTTGATTTTTTTTCAGTCGGCATAACTGTATCTCGCCAAACATGATTATGCATTTTTACCTCCCCTAGAAAACAACCAGTTCGTCATTGCAAAGATTCGACAAAAAAACGATCAAGTCTATCTCGTGTTCGGTGAAAAATATTTCTATACCCTCGTTGCACCGGTAGCCCTCAAGCTTGTCAATCAGGCCGAACAGTGCCTTTGCCTCGTGCCTCGTTTTGAGTTCAATGGTGATCGGTGCGTATGGTCCTTTTTTTTGCGTTACTTTCATTTTAACCTCCAGAAAAAACTATGTCTCAATCTTTTAAATACGGGCAATTTTCAAAAGTATGCATATATCCACAATTGGGACATTCTTCCGTAACCCCATCTTCAGTCATGTAGATTTCAAAACATTTATCAGAGCAGACTTCGCTTTTACGAACATCTTTTTCAAATGGTGCTCCTCCGCTTAATGGTGCTCCGCATACTAAACAACGTGGTTCATATAATGACATTTTCAACCTCCCCCAGCGCCCGGACCCCAGCAACGCCAGCCCTTGCAAATGCTACAGCGCCTGGGTATTTGGCCTCTACTTCAGCCTGTAAAATTTCATCGTGACCAGGCCATTCAACCACCGGTTTTTCGACAACCTCTTGCCGTTCCGCTGCTTTCTTGCGCTCCGAAACAAACCTGTTGATGTGGCAGGTATTGCACCCGGCAAGCCGAGCACAGGTTTTGATCGGCTTGCCCTCTGCCAGCCATGCCGCCACCTGCTCTTGATCCAGGTAATCGTATTTGTATATATTTTCGTGGGTGATGGGCATTGGCAGCCCGTAAATTACCAGAATTTTCTTGAGGGTTTGTTGAGAGCATCCGACTTGCTGCCTGATGTAGTGCGCTGATCTCTGCTGGGCTTCGTAATCGCCCCACAGATATGATTTGATATCTGCATAGCCTAAGTTTTTGGCAGCGTCTTCAAACATTTTTGTGGTGCCCGGCTTGACGTTTGGTTTCATATCCACACCTTCCACCAAGGCCGCTGTTCTGCCTCAATCGCCTCAAGCAACCTTTGTATAGGTTTCTTGCGGCACGGCTCGCCTGGCGCCAGTGCCTTTTTTAGTGCGTTCCATTCTTTTATGCTTACTTTCAGGTTTTTCAAATTATCCCTCCATGTATACCCGCTTCATGTCCTGATAGGTTCGGCGGTATCCTGTGCAGAAAACTGTCTGTTTGTCGATATACACCGGTTGCCATGTACTTCCAGACTTTCCGGGCAGCAACTTCTTGTACCATTTCACCCGTGCCTCGGTCTCTTTGCTACTGTTCCTCTCATGTTTCCCCCTGTTTTAAAAAAGATAGGCGGGGGCGGCTCGTTCAACCCCCGCCTTTGTATTTGCCCTATCCGCAACACCCTACACCGGCCACACTCACAGTGCGGTATTGCGTTTGAGCCAAGGAGGAAACGGGCCGCTTTGAAGCAAGATCCAGGCGCTTCATTATCTTTATGAGCATGTCCCCCTCCTTTATATTTCCATTGTTTCTTTATCGACTGCTACTTTAGCCATTCTGTCCCCTGAATAATTTCAGTTGTTTGGTTTCCCGTTCGATTCTTTTTGCTGCTATTTCACAATTTAAAAGGCCCTGCTCAATACCAACAAACTTAAAACCTTCCTCATACGCTGCCACCCCCAAAGTTCCAGAACCAAAAAAAGGATCAAGGATAGTTCCCCCGGGTGGCGTGACGAGTCGGCACAGGTAGCGAATAAGGTCGGTGGGCTTAACTGTTGGGTGAGTGTTGTCTCTGCCTCGGTCCCGCTTTGAAGCTTTGGGCACATAGAAAAATCTTGCTGCTGAACCGGATGAACCCTCAAAATTTTGTGGCCCACGGGCGTAATTTTTACCGGACATGAAATTATTTTCGCTTTCAGTTGTTTTGTGGTGTGGCAATATTGATCCGCTTTTAGTCTCAGGAAACAGCCCCAAAACTTCCGGGCTTCCATCGTGGATTAGATTTGCTGGGAAACGGCCTTTGGGGTCGCTGTCGCTACCAAAAGTCGTATTTTTAGTAGTTGCATCTTGAGCAAATATTTTCGACTTGCTTTTTACTTTTGGCCTATTCCATGAATCGTTCGTCCCAACCCTACACCCATCAATATTAATCCCACCAGTACCCCATTCAAGCACGTTTGCCGCCACGGTTCCGGGGAAAGGCTTTCTTGCTACTGTTATGGGTTCGAGGGCGGGTTTAATTCTTTCGGTTGCCCTGTTTGACATAACAGGCTCTAGAGCAGAAATAGGTTTCTGATAAATTCCAATATTTTCCCACGCTGGTTTTAGTGCTGTGCCCCAGCCTTCGTGTGGTGAATTGCCCTTGGTTTCCGTGTGCTCCATATATTTTGTTGGAGATCCAGGAGCAAACTTTCCCTGCCTGTCTGTTTTTCCCATTTCAATGTCTTTGGCAACACTCCTTCTAATATCTTTTGTTTTTTTGGTCCCGATAACTTCCCGCTCATTCCCCTGCAACTTATCGACCGCTTTTCCTACATCCAAACTTTTCGGGAATCCTTGGGAGTACACCCATGCAATCATGTCCCGGATCTCAAACCCGGCATCTTCAATATTGCAAGCCATACGGTGCTGTGTTCTGGTTCCTGCAAAGCTCAAAAGAAAGCCACCCGGCTTGAGTACCCTTAAACATTCACGCCATAGGGCAACACTTGGCACATCATAATCCCATTTCTTACCCATGAATTTAAGGCCATATGGGGGGTCGGTGACGATTGAATCCATACTGTTGTCTGGTAGGGTCGGCAGCACAACCTCAGATTTTCCGTGGTATAAGACACCGTTTTCCGTTTCAAAGTATGGTTTCATGGACCCTCTAAAATATCCTGAGTTTTAAAATATTCCCGCCTTGTTTTTTAGATACCCATTAAATCTGCCGCCGATAATAAACCCTTAGACCATTTCTCAATTTTCTTGGCTGTATTTTTACCAGGTGGCAGACCATCCAAAATCATGTAAAGGTATTGGCGGGTGCAACCAATCTGTTTGGCTGCCTCCGGTATGCTCAACTTTTGTATTTCAATGTAACGTTTTAATTTTTTCATACCCTTATATACACCCCTATTTAGATACTGTCAAGAAAGTTTTTACTTTTTTATATATCGTATTATTCCGTAACAAAACAAAGGTTTAGCGAACAGATGCCATTGATCACCAAAAAACAGGTAAAAAAACCTTGACAGACTAAAAAAACCTCTGTATAGATGGTGGCACGATAACAAAAAGGAGACACAGATGAACGATTTAATCAAGATTGCACCATCCGAAATTGACGGTAAATACGTGCAGGCGGTTGACGCCAGAGAATTGCATGAATTTCTTGAGAGCAAGCAAGAGTTCGCTCATTGGATCAAGGGTAGAGTCAAACATTACGGGTTCACGCAAGGTATTGATTTTACTACCTTTGATAATTCTGTCAAAGCCGAAACGACTTATATAAACACGAAGGAATACATCCTCACAATCGACATGGCTAAAGAGATTTCGATGGTTGAGCGGAACGAAAAAGGCAAACAGGCCCGTACCTACTTTATAGACTGTGAACGTAAAGCCAAGGCCATTGCCACCGACCCCAGCGCCGCCCTGAACGATCCTGCCACCATGAGGGGGTTACTCCTTACCTACTCCGAAAAAGTCCTTGCCCTGGAATCCAAGGTTGACGAACAGGCGCCCAAAGTGTCCGGGTTCGATCTGATTTCCGATGCAGACGGCTCCTTGTGTATTACCGATGCGGCCAAAACGTTGCAGACCCGGCCAAAAGATTTATTTCTTAAACTATCGGCCTGCAACTGGATATACCGCCGCGCTGGTGGAAGCCATTGGATAGGGTATCAATACCAATTAAAACGCGGAACGCTGATGCACAAGGTAACTACTGTCAGCAGAAATGACGGCACTGAGAAAATCACCGAGCAAGTCCGCGTCACGCCTAAAGGATTGACTGAACTGGCTGAAAAGTTTTCGGCTAAAGCCGCCTAATAGCAGCACACACCTTGGAGGAAGTATGCCAGCATTAAACTTCAAAAAACAATTCGCGCCGATGGTCATAATAGGCCTAGAAAAGCCATTACATCCCGAAGCAAAACGGCAAACTATCAGGGCAAAGCGAAAAGACGGGCGCGACCCGAAACCGGGCCAAACACTGTATCTCTTTACCGGACTAAGAACCACATCGACGGTAAGGCTTGGCGAGGCTGAATGTAAAAGCTCTGAGCCAATAACGATAGACGAAAATTCAGGGATTATTGTCAATTTCAAATATCCATCGTGGGAAGAATGCACAAGCCTTGCACGAAAAGACGGATTTGAAGGGGTTAGTGAATTTGTTGATTTTTTTAAAAAGACGCACGGACTCCCGTTTAACGGGTTTCTTATAAAATGGTAACAACCCCAACGCGCCAGAGTTTGGCGCAAAATAACCCGCCGCCGATGTTGTTTTAGAGCGGCCCCGGAGATGGTAACCGGGAACCTTAAACACTTAACACACCTTGGAGATAGTCGATGCCTGGTAAAATAATCGCTACAACTTATAAAACAGTACAGATTGGCCCTGAAGATTGGAAAATAGACCATATAAGCAGGGTCTTTTCCACAACCTGCCCTATCAAAGATGTTTTTAAATGGGCTGAGTCGATAGGTATTGAAAAACCTGTTCCGTCTGATATTACATACAGCGAGTACACAGGCGAAAGTCTGTAACAACCCCACCGCTGCGATACTCGTCAAGACGATAAAGCGGCCCCTCAATAGCTCAATACCTGCTGAAATGCGGTGAGCGAGGGATCGGGGACAGGCAAGGAGTTAAATCCATAGGAAGGGAGGGACGAATTGAAGTACTTTGTTGAAATTATAAAATTCCAAAACAACGGGTCAGAGCAATTTGAAAGAAGACTTGGTCCTTATAGTAGCGAACGGGTTGCAATACGAGCAGACTCCGGGGCCAACTACAACCTGAACCACGAAAAGTATTATACCAAAATTGTTGAAGAATAGTGGAGGCACCATGTTAGCGAACATCAGAGAATGGCAGTCAGGCAGAGGCACATGGGATTTTGTGAGGGATGTATTGATTTTTATCTGCGCCGTTGCCGGGTCTGCGCTATTTACTTATTTAATGGGGAGGGGGTGATTTCTTGAAGCAATGGTAGAACCATGTGCCAGGGGGTTATAGCGGTTGCTCCCTGGCACTTTCTTAAACCGTTTCGGAATTATTCATAGGTAAATTGTTCTCTTGCCCGGTTCCTTGCCGGGTCCGGGCGAGAGTTTTCACGGGGGGCAAAAATGTCACAGGTGCTTTGGAAATGGGCAATAGAAGCCCTACACAACAAAATGACCACACCGTTAAAAGATCCCATTGAGCAAACCGACACGGTAAAAAAGTTGCTTGCCGATATTATAAAGGGTGGGAAAGAATATCTTGAACACATGGCCCCCCAGGTCGAAGCGGCCCGGTGGAAAAGGCAGGAAGCTATCAACACGTATTCTTTTACCGACCCAGACGACGGTATACGGTATGAATATCTCGTTGATGCTGACGGGTCAATACAGCCTATATCGGCATTGCCTACAGACATTGACGACTTGATGCCGATAGCGGACTTGTGTCTTGATGATTTGAAAAATAGACAGGCCGATGCTGAAGACGTGGCGGCTTGTGACCGGGGATTTGAAAAGGGGGTAAAATAATGGAAGCATTAACGCCTGAAGTTGTGGACATTACAGGAATGGAAATTATCAAAGTAGAATCTCTTGACCCGGTATCACTTTTTACCGGTGGTGGTATCGATCCTATTTTAAAGGAAATAGAACGCCAGGTATCCGGTCTTGTCCCTGATACCGAAACCGACAAGGGCCGCAAAGAGATTGCCAGCACAGCGCATAAAGTCAGCAAGTCGAAAGTCCTGCTTGACGGCCTTGGCAAGAATCTTGTCGCTGATTGGAAAGGCAAGGCCAAAAAAGTTGACGCTGTTAGAAAGCCTATGCGTGATTTTCTCGATGGGTTACGGGATAAGGTGCGCCAACCTTTGACTGAATGGGAAGCTATCGAAAAGGCCAAAGAGGACGAAAAGCGCCGCCTGGTTGAGTTTAACCTCGACCAGGAAGATGCCATCGCAGAAAATTCCCTGTTCGACCGTGAACGGGAAATGGACCGCAAAGAAGCCGAACTCAAAAAGCTGGAAGATGAACGCCTTGCCAAGATCGAAGCCGAACGGCTTAAAAAGGAACAGGCAGAACGAGACGAAAGACTGAAAAAAGAAGCTGCCGCCGCTGCCAAGAAAGAGGCCGAGGACAAAGCAGCGGCAGAAAAGCAAGCTATCCTGAAACGTGAAGCCGATGCCCTGGCCGAGACAGAAAGAACTGCAAGGAAAGCCAAGGAAGCCAAGGAAAAGGCAGAGCGTGACCGTGTTGCCGCCGAGGAAGCTAAAAAGCGGGAAGCTGACCGGGTTGAACGGGAAAAGGTTGCAGCCAAAGAAAAGGCCAAAAAAGATAAAGCCGATGCCGTTGAAGCGGAAAGAGTGAGAGCCAAGGCCGTGTCCGATCAGATTAACCGGGACAGAGCCGCTAAGGAGAAGGCCGCCAAAGAGAAGTCCGACCGGGACGCTGCGAACCTGAACCACCGGAAAAGGATTGACCGGGAAATCATGCTGTCCCTGGTTGCCAATTCCGTTGATAAAAAATCCTTCAATGAGCTTATTGAACTTATCGCAAACAAGCAAATCAAACACGTTCAGATTAATTATTAAAGGAGCCCGAAATGTCAGACCCAAAAGAAACCGAAGTCGTCACTGATATTGAAAAGTTTGAAACCCGGCACCCTTCAGACACAGCACACCAGATGCCCGCTGTTGTGGCACAGTCATCCATGGATGTTGTTCTGGTTGCTCTTCAAAAAGGGTACGACCCCGCATTCATCGAAAAAATGATGGATTTGCAAGAGCGAAACGAAAAAAACGAGGCCCGGAAAGCATACCATAAAGCGGTTGCAGAGTTCAAAGCCATTGCCCCGAGAGTAAAAAAGGACAAATTTAACAAATGGTTTGACTCGTGGCATACGTCTCTTGGTCACCTGTTGGATACCTATAACCCGGTTCTTGGTAAATGCGGTCTTTCCATATCGTTCCCGACCAAACCACCCGAAAAAGACACCCTGTCCGTTGAATGCAAGCTATCTCACGAACTTGGGCATAGCGAATCAATCATTATGGTTGCCCCGATCGACAAAGCCGCTATCGGGAAAACAAGCGGACAGAAATCCAGAAACCCCATCCAGGATATTCGATCAACTTTTACCTACCTTCGATCAATGACCGCTGAGGCCGTTCTTGGGGTTGCAGGCACGGAAGGGTCTTTGGACGATGACGGAAACGGGGCGGGTAAAGGCAAGACCGAACCCAAAAAAGAATTGGTGCCAGAGGCAAAAAACCATTGGGCAAACGCTGTGACCGCATACCGCAGGGACAAGAATTTCAAGTCGATTGAAAATCATGTCTATATTTCCCCAGATAACAAGCGGAAAATCATTGCAGATGCCAAAGATGTCAAGGTGGGTGAACCGGCATGACCCCAATCATTATCCCCCATAGCGAGATCCAGCAGGGCACACCGGAATGGAAACACCTGAAGATAGGTAAACCCTCTGCAAGTAATTTTAAACGGCTAATCAAGGCGAATGGCGAACCATCAGAGTCGCGCACAAAATACCTTCACGAACTTGCCCATGAAATACTTTCCGGCAAATTTACAAACTCGTTTGCCCTCAGTGCGTTTAAGCGTGGCAAAGAAATGGAACCAGAGAGTAGAACTACGTTTCAAGAAGAGTTTTTTATCGATGTTACAGAGGTTGCCTTTGTTTTTGCCGACGAAAGAAAACGGTACGGGTGTAGCCCCGATGGACTGATTTATGATGATGGGGGTTTTGAAACCAAGGACGCGATACCGCAGATCCAGCTTGAACGGTTGGCTAAAAACAAGCTGCCTTCTGAACATTTCCACCAGGTACAAGGGTGCCTCCATGTATGCCAGCGGGAATATTGGTGGTTTAGATCGTACTGCCGGGGGATGCGCCCGCTGAATATCAAAGTTTACCGAGATGAAAAATTTATTCGGGCGTTGAGGGTTGAGCTTGAGGTTTTTTGTGAGCAACTTGACGAATACGTTGAAAAGTGTAGGGCGGCATGAAATTCAGGACCCAAAACAGAAACGGCAAAACATTCGTCCAATGGGATGCCATTAAAACGTATGTCGATAAGCAGAAACCAGGGACGAAACTTCTGTGGGAAATACGGCCAGCCAAAAGCACCGAATCTTCACCGATGCGAAATTATTATTTTGGGTGCGTTATCAAACCTACCCTTATTGAACTTGGATACGAGCCATACGAGTCAGCTGCATTCCATGAAAGAATGAAACAGCTTTACTTTGATATCGAACCAGATGAGTTGGGAATTTACCAAAACGTGCCGAGCGTTTTCGGGAAAAAGAGTAAGCTTGAGGTAGCCGAGAAATGGAAGTTTGTTGAAATGGTTGTGCGGCTTGTAAATAAATACGGGGTTGTCGTTGATGACCCACCAGAGCATGGACCGTGGCCGTGTAAAAAGGAGAAAGACAATGGAAAGACCAAGCGTACCACAATGGAGTCATAGTGAGGAAAAATGGGTTTTCGAAGGCAAGGGGTACACATCCCCGCGCAAAGCCGACCATATTTATACAATAAGGCTAATGGAATATTGCGATTATCTTGAGGCAATATTAGAGCAGGACAACAAAGCATGAACCTGACAACCAAACTATTCGACACCGCCCTATGCCTGAAAGAAGCCGCTGAAATGCTGCGCCTGGTATACCCTGACTCGATCCATATCGGGCAGCTTGAGGGTGCAGCGACAATGCTTGAAGAGTGGATAAATGATATTGAGAGTGAAAACAAAAAAGGAGACTATTATGAGAAAGAGAGCAACAGAACTTGAATATTTGATGTGGTTTCGCCTTGAAGCAGATTTTGGGCCAGCAGATTCAGACGTAAAGGATAATATGAACGAATGGTTTATGGATGAGACAGGGAAAAATATTCCCGACGGTTGGAACCTTGCATCCGATGGCGAAACAATCCTTGATCGAGATTGAGAGGGAAAATGCAGATACTAAAGCATAAAAGAATCAAACTGAAACCGGCGGCTTACAAAAGGCTGCAATTGGCAGTGCTGGAACGGGATAACTTCACCTGCCAGAATTGCGGTTGTTACACTGAGAACGCACCACATCATATAATATTCAGGTCGCATTTAGGCGATGACAGCCTTGAAAACTTGGTGTTATTGTGCCCGGTGTGCCATGCTAAGGCACACGGAATTAATGTGAAATAAGGGGGGAACTATGGCAGAAATAATGGTTGAAATAGACAGGTCAAAATTACCGGACCACACAGACAAACAGTTTGAAGCATGGGTAAAATTTGAAACCGGATACACAGCCGATATCAAGCTTGATAATCCATTGCATGATACAGATATGGAAGCTGAGTTTGTTTATGTCCGATAGCGACCGGGTGAGCCGGTTGCGGAAAGGGAGAAAGATGTGCCAGTTTGATATAAACGGGGAATGTACAGCAATGGCTTGTTACAGTAAGGAAAAATGTAACGCAAGGGATGAAAAAGGGAACCCAAAATATTCAGAAACAGCAAAACCGGACACCAACCTTGACGGACAAATAGTACTGGAAAATAACAAAGTGGCATAATGGCCGGATAAAAACATTCTGCCGGTTAGCTTCTGCGCTCATGTTGTCGAGAAAGAGATTGTCGCTGGCCTTTTGAGTGTATATTCCACACCCATAACATACGTCATGGCAGTCACATGAGGGGGTTAGGTTCATACCAAATATTCGATCAGGAATAACTTTCCCGTAGCCTTTAGGCCCTCAGCCGTTTGAGATTTCTTTCAGCTCTGCCGGGTCCAGTTCCCAGAACTCAGGCGGTGCGCTCAACCCGTTTCTTGTTTCAAGTTTCATTTGACACCTTTTTAAAATTATGATATGTGTTTAAGTGCGTATATCCTGTGTGGCTCCTGTCATGCAGAATCTAATGAAAGCCCCGCAGGTTTCGACCTACGGGCACAGGCTCCTGTGAATGACTGCCGGCAACAAAAACCGGAGGAAGATGAAACCAGGGGCCTTTTTCATTTGATAGCCTCTTTAGTCCAAAATCCCAGCAAACCCCCAGCCACAAGTTCCCTAATCCCCGGTTCAATTACTGCCAACGTAAACAAGGCTGCCAAAAGGAGCGTGTCATTGTCTATTAAGTCTGTTAAAAAATCTTTCATAAATACCTCTTCAAATTCTCTGCCGTAACCGGCAAGTAAACCCTTTTTTTTGGTGAAAACCACCGGGCGTCATGCTTCAATTTCCCGTGCGGTCGAGTGTCGATGTGAATGCCGGGGGAATTCCACCATAAATAAAAACCAATCCCGTTAAAGTCGTCAAACCTGCAAGCCGCCTCGTACTGATCGAATGGATGCATGTTCTCGAAATGTCCATCAACTGCAAACCCATATGAGTGCCACGAAAAGTTTTTCCTTGGGTCAAAATCACAGTGCAAAAAAAAGGGTTTGCCAACATACTCCCTTAGATCGTCCAACGTGATTATCAGCGTCCTGTCCAGCCAGTTCGGGTGTTCAAATTCTTCTTGGTCGAAATGCCTGATATCATCCCAATCAGATTCGGTCATGCAGTTATATGTCAGCCCGTCAATAGGAATCACTGTATTAATCCATTAGCCAATCGCTGATTAAATTGAGCAAAATTTTTAGTGGCTATTTCAATTTGTACAGATAAC